AAATTTGTTCATCCTTGTTAAATCTCAGGTGCTCTACAGTTGAGTAATCAACACCGGAAACAGTTGCTATTGCATTTAGAACAAATTGTGAAGGAAGTTTATCTGCAAAAAATGAATTATCTATGGATACCAAATTAGACAAAGCAGTATTCACCTGAGTTGATATAGATGTTTGGCTGTACTGTGGTAATAGGTTTACAGTAACTTCCATATTAACGTTTACGTATGTAGGCGGGGTTATGGTCAAAGTAACGTTAGGAGCTACCTTATCGCTAAAGTACGCCAATACATCTGTCTGAAGGGCTGTAAAAACGGTACTGTTTCCAGTTTTAGATATAGCAGTGCTACTAGCACTAGTAGCAAATGTTCCAGTAGCCACTGATGCAATAGTAAAAGTTGTAGAAGTAACAGCTGTAATAAGCGCATCAATTACGTTATAACTATTTGGAATAACCCCAGCAACAGTTACATACTGTCCAACAGCCATCCCAGTTGTATTGGCTAATGTATATGTAATACCTCCGGTTCCTGAAGTTCCGGATGTATTTGTAATAGCAACTCCAGTAATTGGGTTAGCTGCCCCATCAGATTTACCATTTGTAGTCGCAGTACCGGTATCGCTAAATGGAGCAGCGTACAGAGTTACGTTAGTAAAAGCACTAGAGTCAGCAATTGCTTTAGCGACTCCGGAGACGTTTAGAGCTAGGTATCCGTAGTCTCTTAGGGATACCGCTCTTCTAGAAGCCCGCAGTGCTCTAGGAGCGTTATATCTAATAGAATCATTAGACTCCGCGTCACTTCCACCAGTAGCATCGCTGGCGTTGTTTACAGAAACACCGGATACAGTGTTAGTTAGCTGACTACCGATTGTGTTAGCCGCTACGTTTCCATCCGCTCCGTTTCCTACTCTATAAGTAGCTGTGATTGCTACAGATGAAGGTGGAATACGGCCGTTTACACCATCGCCAAATAGTACATAAGTATAGCCATCTGCGTCATTAATAGTAGTAAATACAGAATCATAAGAACCGTTATCAATGAGTGACTGGCTGTATGAGTAGTAAATTCCGCCTACGTAAACGTTCACACTGTTAATAATTACACCAGTTTGTAGAAGCTTAAATATCTGGTCTGGTGAACCTGTTGAGTTTCCCAGTGCTTCATCTGTAACAGTAGTTCCTTGAGTAGCGGTGACAGTAGCTGAGCTGTTTGCTGAGATAGTTAAGGCTGAATTTGTTTCAAAGACAATTTGAGTAGATAATCCATTAACCACTCCAGAAGACGCTACTTGAGTTTTTGCCGGGATTGTTTTTGAAGAAGCGGTTGAGTTAGTGAATGTTAAAGTTACAGCGGATGCGCTAGTGGTAGCTGGGACATACCCAATAAGTGCAGCTAGCTGTAGAATGCTGTCTCTTTGGCTTGCTGTGGCTAAGAACCCCTCATTAGCCATACGGTCAATATAGAAGCTTAGGTTATCCCCAAGATACGCAAAAAGCTCAAGTAGCGTGACGCCCAGGTCAGCCTCGTTTAAGCTATCCCACCCAGGGTTAAATTGAGAAGCTAGGGCCATCAAATCATTTTTAATGGCTGTGTAATCCCTAGATGTGTAATCAATTTGAGGGATGTAGCTTGTGGTAACGTTTGTGTTAGCCATTATTTATCTCCAAAATAAGGTCACCGGTACGGTTAAATATACCGGTATTAATTGTAAGGCTGTCAGTTTCACTATTAGGTAATCCGTATATTACTTCAACAATTAACTTATTAGTATTTGGGTCAAATGTGGGATTTATCTCTTTTAATTCTAGTTCAAGAAGCCACCTACTGAAAGCACTAACTATACTTTCTTTGGCTATTTCAACGGCATTTCCAGAGTTCTCAAAGGCCGCTTTGTGCAGATTACTGCCAAAATCAGGCATCATAACCCTTTCTCCAAACCGGGTAGCAAGTACTGCATACACCCTATTTTGCCATATTTTGCGCAAGTCAGTTGTTGAGTTGACAGCAATAACAGTGACGTCATTCCTATCTTTTACAAAGGAAAAGGGCAGATCGATATTTAAATTAGCCATTAGAATGTTCCTAACCATAGTGGGAAATTTGGGTCTCCGCCTTCAAACATAACCCAGCAAGGGTCTCCGGCGGAAGGTAAAAAATTACCGACAAGCGTGGCGGTAACAATCATTGAAGGTACCCCCGGAGATGCAGGGGAGGTAGTTGTTGCCTGTGCCTCTAGGGTATTAGCCGCATCATTGCTCATCCAAACAAATTCAAGATAATCATTAGCAGCCAAAGTTAATACATAATTCCAAGCAGGAAGGGTGTGATGGTTTTGATTTGAGGTCGTTATTTCACCGTTAGTCCAAGGCACATCTGTGCCATTTTTACGTAACCACATGTTTGCAACAGCAGTTCCATTATTTGATACTTGCGCAGAAAATTGAATATTATATGTTCCAGCGTATTTAAATATAATTTTAGAGGTTGGTGCCCCAATAGTAACTCCGTTACTTTCATCTGTTGTATTAAGAGTAATTGCTTTGGGCGCATTAGCTCCTGTTAAAGTTTGAGTAGTAGTGTCATAAAAAGAACCATAAGGTACTTTATTATTTTTAGGTCCCCCAACAATAGGGTACGCCCAACCAGTAATCTCTTCACCAAATATTTGAGGCACTTGAAGTCTAATTCTGTCCAAGTTTTTTGGGTCATTATTGTCTTTTACAATACCTCTATAAATACCGGGATAGCTAGTTTCTAAGTGCATTTGACTTCACCTTTTCCATAGCTTCAATTGGGATAGTAGTATACGGCCTTGGAGTACCCAAGTCCCTATGTGTTGACGCCCAAGTAGCAGATGTAGTTAATTGACCGGAGGATGAAGCTACGTTTACTTTATTTACTAAATTAATTGATTTTGCAGGTTTAATGCTTAATCCTGGTTTGTTTATTACAGTTTCTGGTTTAACTACTGTATTTCTACTATTTGGAATTATCTCCCTAATTCTATCAGAAGGCGGGGTTACATTTTTCTTAGTATCGGCAATCTGACCTAAAGAATCAGTTCCTACTGTCAAAACAGTAGTAAACATTTGCTGATTTATTTGTTTTTCAATTACTTTATGTTTTACAGCCAATATGGTCCAATACCCAGAGTAGTCTTCACCAACATTGTTTAGATAAACCGGCATACCTGGACGAAGCTCAGATGTACCAATAACTTCTACAATCGCCTGATATGGGAATCTACCATGCTCATCAATAGCTTTACCAGCTTGAGTAGCAGTAGTATAATCATTAAGAACCGTGACGGTATCATGTTTGTCAAAAAACGGTTGATTAAACATCTCTCTGCTGTGGGTAAAGCTATCTTGCTTTGCGTATTTAAAATAAGACCCTGTGTTTGGGTCAATACCCGCAACTGATACGGATGCTTTTTCAAACCCTAAGCTATTAAAAGTTTCTCCAATAATAGGCTTAAAGGAGTAGATAGGATTTATAGGCTTGAATCCACCATCGGCTTTTTGAAAAGATAAGGCTTGATTGTGCAAGTCGTTAAAGTCTTGGTCAAATGGCTGAAAATAAATTTCAGTGTTCTCGGCTCTAAGAAAATATCCAGACTGCCTAGCCAGCTTTAACATTAGCTCCCAGTCGCTTAAACCAGCTTGAGCAATTTGTGGATAAACACGCGGATGAGGCACTACTTTAAAAGCAAAATTGTATTTTTTAGCAATTTCTGCCACGACCTGGTCGGCAGTAACGTTTAGATACATTTTCTGACTAGCTTGCTTAAATACATAAGATGCGCCAATAAAACCAATTTTTGTAAAGTTCTTACCCTCTTGCTGCACATTCTGAATATTATTGATATACCCGTATAGGTCTTTTCCGCGGATATTTACAGTCATCAACGTACCAGGTTTTATAAATCTTGGACTTACGTCCCAATCCTTAAAGTAAATCTCAGCGTAGTCATGCTTAAAGTTGTCTTGGTATAAGTCAGCGCTATATACCCGCTTAAACTGAAACTCGCTGTTAGGAAGGTCAACTGTTACATAACTAGACACGAGGTATCCTCAACCTAGTCCCAGGAGCAATATTTAAAAAATCACGGATAGCTGGGTTGGCTTGAGCAATAAACCACCATTGCTGAGGATATGGGAAAAACTGGGATGCAATTTGGTCCATCCTGTCTCCATCTTTCCAAACATACTCAACGTACCTCGTATAACCAGGTTCACCAAAACTGTAAAAAACAGTTGGTCTTGGGTCTTCTTCCGGCTTGTATGAGAAAAAGTCAACTACTGAATCTTCATACCTAGAACCTAGATAAATAGTCATTAAACTGTACCTCCAGAAGTAATACCTGCAGTAGCTAACAGGTTCAGGGAAATAGTGACATCACTGCGCATTGGAATCATGCCTTCTGTAAAGCTAATGTGGTTGACCTGCAGAGAAGTTACATAACCCATATAAGACAATGGGCCAATATCAATATTTAGCAATGTTGGCATTAAGAACCCAATATCAGCGGTAATTATTCCTCTAGCATTTTTCCAATAATCTCCACCAGAAGCTGTGCTTCCAGGGCCAGGGCCATTTATAGCTTTATACAAGTACTCAATATCTGCTATAGTACCTCTTTGAAATAGGTCTATTAGCTTCTTTTCCATAGTAGCGGGGACACCACCCAAAGATGAGTTTGCAGCGCTAAATGATCCAAAGTGCTGGTAATACTTAATGAACTCGCTTACTTCTTTTACTTTAATAAAGTTATTTTTACCAGAGCCGTTTACATCGTTAATGATGTTAGAAGGGCGTTTAAACTTAGCATTTGCACAAGCAAAGTCGTTTGTTCTATCTAACCTAACGGTAAATGAAATTGTCTCAGTAGCTGGAAAAGCTCCAACTGTTCCTAAGAACCTATCCTGGCTTTGTGGAGTAGCATCCATTTGTACGCTAACTTGAGTACTAAAATTTTCAGGGTTCCACAAAAATTGAAAACCGTATTTTCTGTTTGAGTTATCTACAGTTGTAGTTTTTCCATTAGCATCAGTAACAGTAAGCGAAGTATCGGTAGCCTTCCACCAAATACGCCCTCTTCTGTATCTATCAGAGGAATGCGTGTTTGTTGACCCAGCAGGCATATTCTTAGGGTCATCTCCTGCCCTAAATGGCATACTCCACTTGTGAGGAGGAAGGTTCCATTGGTACTCATTTGGGTCTTGAGCAGGAATTGGTACAAC